TAACAATAGCAGGATATTTTTCATTTTTTATAAAAAATTTTAGCGGTAGTGTTCTCTTTTTGCTATCTAAACCGATATTAACTAATACTACAATGGCGTTATTTGTGTAATTTTAGTAGTGTATTGTTTTTTTAAAGGTGCTTGACAATTTGAAAAGAAAAGATTATTATTTGGGCAGTTTTTTAAAAATTCGTTGTAATTGTGCCACAAACAAAGATTAAAGCGGACTTAATAGTAACGCTATTTAGGTGTTTTGTTAAGGGTTTTGTATTTGTTATAGATTATCTTTATATATTCAAAAAAAAACAAAAACAATAACCCCGATAAAGATACTAAATTAAAAAAAAGCTTACTATAAGGCCCATCAATATGGAAAGGGTTTTGAAAAAACAGGGATTTTTTTTAAACCAAAAAACCCAAGCCCACTACTCATGTATTTGTCTCACAATTACAAATTTTTTAAATAACTTTAATAACATTTAATCCACACGCTTCACGATATAAAGGGGCGTTAAGGATATAGAAAGGGAATAAAATGAGACAAAAAAAAGAGACAGCAACAAGCTTTAACAAGCTTAAGGAGATCACGCAAGCGATACAGGCGCAAAAAAACAGCGTTCTAAAACCCACAAAAAGAGCCTTTAGCGAGCGTCAAAGAACCACGCACGCTAAAGAAATCAAGAGAGGAGTAACTAATGCATAGTTACACCATCTATTTAAGAGATAACGCACTATATCTAAACTATACCAAAAACAGCAAGCGCCGCAGAATGAGCTTAAACAAGCTTATTAAAAGTCTGAATTTAAGCAATAATCAAGCGTTAGAGTATTTAGGAGGATTAGGTTTAGATCAAATTCTAAAAATGCTAAAACGGGCTTCTACGCCTGATAAAAAGCAAGAGAAAAAAAGCCTACCATCGCCTAAAAAAACCAAGTATACAACCATAAAACAGGCTAGAGAAAGCTTTTTAAGGAAAAAAATAGGCCTTAAGGAAACAAGCTTGAGTTTTATGCGATCAAGATTTAACACGATTTCAAAACTACTAAAAGTCAAAGAAAGTTACAGAGTGGCTAAAATCACTAAAGAAAGCATTGTAAATTACCATAACAACGCTTTTAAAAAGTATCAAAAGAATACTTTAACAAACTTTAATGCACTATTAAAAAGCTTTTTAAAATTTTGCGAGCAAGAAGGATTTATAGATAAAAGCCCGTATTTTAAAATTACGCTTAAAAACGCTAAACATGGTTTAAAAGACGATCCGTTTAGTTTAGATGAAATCAAAACGATTTTAGACCATGTGCCTAATTTAAGGCTAAAGGCTTTTTTAATAACGGCGTTTTTTACCGGTTTAAGAACAGGCGAGCAGTTAGCGCTTTTATGGAGCGATATTGACTTTGAAAACAAAAAAATCAATGTTGACAAATCCTTAAACTCTTCAGGCGTTTTTACAAGTCCAAAAAACAAAACCAGCATTAGGCAGGTTGATTTGTTAGAACCGGTAGAAAGGATTTTAAAAGAGCTTAAAGAAGGCGAACCAAACAATAAGAAAATGATTTTTCTTAGCATCCCTAAAAGGACTCAGGAGTTTCAAAAAGCGTTTAAGGCACTACTAAAAGCCTTAAATTTAAAAGAAAAAAAGCTTTACATCACACGACACACATTTGCGAGCTTAATGATAAGCATGGGCGAAGATCCTTTATGGGTCTCTAAAAACATGGGGCACAATGATTTAAATACCACATATTCTAACTATGCACGCTACATACCACAGCCAAAGAAAGAACGAGCGGCGTTTTTAAAGGGATTATTATGAAAAAAACAAAAACCAAGACAAGAACCAAAACCACAAGGAGAAAACCATGAATGTTTTTCAATACCTAACCTACCAAACAATCAAGGAAAGCGATACGGATTTAAGTTTTTTTGATTTCATTCAAAAATTAGAAAAGCTCCAACAAACGCACACGATCAGAACCAGTGTTTGCAATGTGAGAAATAAGCGCGTGACAAGCTATTCTATCCTACTCCAAAAAAAGGCGGTTTGAAATGGAACAAGAACCACTAAAAGCGATCGATTTAGAAGTTTTGAAAGCGCTTAATAAGAAAGCGTATTTACCTAAAAGCGCGGACAAGATTTCAAAAGAACTCAACATTGACTACTACTACACGCTTAAGATTTTCAACAAGCTTGAAAAAAAAGGCTTATGCGATCAGTGGGTCATCAACAAAAAGAAAGAAAAAGAAAGCAAAAACAACTATTACAAGGTTTGCTATCTCAACGAACTCGGTAAAGATTTATGCGCGTATTTAAACGCTTTAAAAGGCTCTAAAACCAACAAAAAGGATCAACAATGAACTACATCCTAAAACAGCCCATGAAATTCGGTTATACGCAAATCTCCAATGAAATTTGCGATGATGAACGAGTTTCTGACATAGCGATAGCGATTTATGCTTATGTGAAAAAGCACGCAACCACTTTTAAGCTCACTATTGAAGACATAGCCAAACGATTTAATAGAAACACTAAAACAATTTACAAATACCTTAACGAGCTCAAAGAGTTAGGTTATATTGAATTTGAAAGAGAACGAAAAAACGACGGGACATTTGGTAAATTTTTTCAATTCATCATGGGGAATTTTTCTAAAAACCCAAGCGGAAAACAAGGCAAAAAAACAGATCAAAAAGAAGCCAAAAAAGACGCTAGCCACATGGAAAATAATTCCATGTGGTTAAAACCGCAAAAACAAGGCTCAAACGCCGACAATACCGAAGCTCAATCCACAAGCACTTATTTTCCGGCGTTTACTTTAATAAAAGATCAAAATAAACATGAAAATATACGAGTGAGTGAAAATTTTTCAACTCAAGAATTTGAAGAAAAAAACCAAGCTTCTTTAAACTCTCAAGATCTAAAAAATCCTGATAGAAATTATTCTTTTAAAAGCTCAAAAAAATCTAATCCTAGTTTATTTAATCGTTTTAGTGCTTTTTTTAGCTCTATTTTAGGGAATTTAGACACGAAACACCTAAACCAATACGAAAGGTTAGCCTTTGAAGAATTTTTGAATTATCGCAGCGAGAAGCACAAATTAAGCTATAGCACCAAAAAAGCGCTTTTACACCAATGCGAAGCCTTGAAAGCACAAGGATGCGATTTAGTGGCTTGCATCAACCAATCCATCCGCCGAAACTATAACGAAATTTATGAGGTTATGCATTTTGAAAAGCCAAACTACAAAAGCAAAGCAGAGCAACAAAACGACGAAATCATGGATCAATTTGACTATAAGCCAAATCCCAAGTATAACGGGCTTTGCATCTGGTAGGCGGTGGGTATGCGAGCGTTAAGATACAAGCACGCTAATAGGAATTTCAAGCCAAAAGTATGGACGAATAGCGTTTTACTTGAAAGCGGTATTTTAGAGATTTTAGAAGCCTTAAAAGCGATAGAAAACCGATCCAGAAGTCAGGTTTTAGAACGCTTGATTATTTTTTTCATAGAAACACAGAAAGGACAAAACAATGAAAAAGCGTGGGAACGATCGAAGCGAGCTTATAAAAGAACTCTTACTAACCAAACAAAAAAAAATAAGCTTAAGAGAAAACAACTTGAAAGAGTTACAAAGGCTCAAAAGAAAAAACAATTACAAGCTAACGCAAATTATCCGTTTAGCTTTTTTGAAAGGGCTTAATCAATTCAAAAAAGAAAATCTATTAGTGCATTTGACCTTAAAGGAATTTGATAGCTTTTTAGAAGTTTTAGAAGAAAAGAACCAAAAGAAACGATAAGGAGATATATGGAAAATTTGATAATGAAAAGTTTTTTAGACTATCCGAAACAAATAGAAGATTTTTTAGAAGGTATACATTTTTCAAATTTTACGCCTTTTAATCAAAAAATCATAATGGCTTTATTAGAGATGAAAAATAAAAGCCAAGTGGTGCAGCTTGAAACTATAAGGCTAAAAATAGGTGATGAAGCGTTTAGAAGTAAAGAGTTTAGCACCATTTTAGAAGCGGATAGCTACCCGAACTATTTAGACCTAAAAAGCGATTTTAAAACTTATTTAAGTCTGAAGATGCAGGAGCATTTAGCAAACGAATTAATAAAAGCCACACGAAAGAGCGAAATTTTTGATTTTGATTTTTTAGGTAAATACATCAAATTAGGATTTAACCGAAACGGTAAATATTACTGGGAGTGGGAAGAGTTTTTCAAATCAAAACCTAAAATAGAAAAAATACACACAGGAATTAATTTTTTAGACAATATCAGCGATGGCGGTTTTGAAGTTGGCCAGTTGATTTTACTCAGTGGCGATCCAGAAGCCGGTAAAACGCTTTTAGGCATTCAATACATTATCAACGCTCAACAAAAACACAAAGTAACTTATTTCGGTTTTGAATTTAGCGTTAGAAAGCATATTGAAACCTTAAACTCTAAAGGTTTCAATATAAACAAAGAAAATTACTTCATTGATGATCTAAGTTGTGAAATTAATGAACTAGTTTCACAGATTAGAGGATTATCTAGAGAAGGTCATAAGCTTTTTATTATTGATAGTCAGATGAAAATACAGGCGCCTATTGTAGGAAGGACGATTGAAGAAGCAGAAACAACTAAGTTCACTATTTTAGCCGACTTAGCCAAGCGCTTGCAGGTTATTATTGTTTTAATCATTCAAAACAGCAAAAGCGACAGCTATGCACCAACAGGATCACGCAAAGGCGCTCATGAAGCGCATGTAATGATTAGGATTGAAAAAATTAAGAGAGATGAATTACAACACATTAAGGGCTACAACGAGAGAGGCAAGCACCGAAAGATTTTGATTTTAAAAAACAAGCAAACAGGATTACAAGGTGTTCAACTTTTTAGAATTGATGGTTATAAGTTATTTGAAGTCGGAGCAAATTTTAACCTTAAAAAAAGCGATTTTTTCGATCATGAGAACGATTTTGACGATTAAAGGATTTTGCAATGATTACCAATTTTGAAGGCTTAAAAAACATTGTTAGTATTGTGGATGTGGTAGAAAAATACCTAGACTTATACAAATGCGGAGCGAACTTGAAAGCGCGTTGCCCGTTTCATGATGAGAGGAGCGCCTCTTTTTTTGTCAGTCAAGAAAAGAATCTTTTTAAATGTTTTGGGTGTGGTGTGAGCGGGGATGCGTTTAAATTCTTACAAGAATTTAAAAAAATCAGTTTCATAGAAGCGATTGAAGAAATCGCCTCCATGTATAACTACACGCTAGAATACGCCAATAACGAACAGGAACAAGAAAAAGAAAGGCTAAAAGAAGTTTTAAACTATGCTAACAAACTTTTTAAAGAAAGGTTGAAAAACGAGCCGAAAGTGCTAGACTACCTCACGCTAAAGCGCGCAATCAGCTTAGAAATGATAGAAGCTTATGGTTTAGGCTATTGTTTGCATGAGGATTTAGAAGTGTTGAAAGAACGCTTTAGTAAAGATGATTTGATCGCATGCGGGCTTTTTTCTAACAAGAACGAACAAAAAGAATTAAGAAGTTTTTGCAACTACCGTATTACGATACCTCTAAAAGATAGCAAAGGACAAATTAGAAGCTTTAGCGCGCGCTTATGTATCCCAAGACTTCTAAAATCTAGCAATGCCCCTAAATATATTAACGGCAGAGAAACAATTCTTTATAATAAAACCTTTTTCTTATATAACTATCACCGAGCGATAGAAAGCATTAAACAAAAGAATCAGGTTATTATATGCGAGGGTTTTTTTGATGTGTTGGCTTACGAATGTTTTAACTACAAGAATGCTATTTGCACGAGCGGGACCGCATTTACTAAAGAACATTTAGCGTTTTTAAATAAGATTAGTGCGGAGTTGTGCTTTAGTTTTGATAACGACATGGCAGGAATAGAAGCCACCATTAGAGCGATTGAAATGTGTTTATTCAACCACACCACCAACTTAAGCGTAATAAAGATTAAAGACAAGGACATTAAAGACATGGGCGATTATTTAGAAAAGAATAAACGCCCCAACCTAGCTAAAATCAACGGCTTTAAATTCTATTGCGCTTATTTGTTGCAAAAAGAATTTGACAACAAAACAAAGGATTTTAATTACAAAAGGATTTTAAGAGCGATCAAAGACTTAAACCCTTTTATCAAAAGCGATCTTTTAAAGATTTTAAAAAGCTTTTTGCCTACCAAAGACCCCCAAATAGAGAACGAAAAAAAGCCTGTGTTATCCCTTTTAGAAGCGAGGATTTATGCAACGATGATAGAAAGCGAAGAGTTTAACTATATTGCAAGTAGGTATTTAAGCCCGGCAGATGTGCAGTTTAAAGATATTTTTAAAAAAATCGTTATAAACGATTTTAGAGGTTTAGACTTTTTGAAAAAATACGAAACCATAAGAGAGCATAATTATATATTTTGTTTGAATGAACTCAAAATTAAAGGCTTAAAAAATAGCCTAAAACACGCCATAGAAAACAAAGATTACAAGCTCATAGAAGCCATAAACAGCAAGATTAAAGAAATTCAAGCAGGCTTATCATGAGCTGGATTGATATAGGCGTAGGCTCTGGAGGCTCTGATTCTAGTTCTAATCTTTTAAGCCCGCTTATCAATTCTTTAGGTAACGCTTTAAATAACATCTATAGCTGGAGTTTAAGCGGTTTTCCATGGCAAGTAGATGGTGAAAATAGCCAAATCGTAGGATATTATGATGATCCGATCGGCTATTATTCCGTTATTAAAAAATTCTTAGCGCAGAAAAACTACCATTCTAATGAAAGGCTAAAAAACGCCCTTGAACGAGTCATAAACATTGAAAACCGCTTTAACCAGCTAAACCATGAGATAAGAGCTAAAGAGAACGCTATTAACAGCCTGAATAGCGAAACACACCACCTAAACAACGAAATCCATAACCAAACCCAAGCGATAAATAACCTAAACCACGAAATAGCAGGCTTGAATAATGGAATTAGCGCGCAAAGCCAAGCGATAAAACAAGAAGAAGAAAAGTTAAACGCTTTAGAATTACAAACGAACGCTAAAAAGCAAATTGAAAAAGAAATAAAAGAAAGCTTGAAACGATTAGAAAAACTCAAACAAGAACTAAAAAGGCTTAAAAAGCAACCCAAATGGGAGAAACAATTTAATTTTTTGGCCGATAACCCTCCTAATTTAGAAGCCCAACAGCAACACGCCCTAAACCAAACACGCAAAGAAAACTCCCGCATGAACTTTTTTTTAACCAATCCTTATGCGATATTGCCTAAAGGCTTTATTTATGAGTATCATAATCCAGGCAAAGAAACCTACAACGCTCTAAACGCTCCTAACAACATGGACGGCATCAATAACCAATTTAGAACCAACGCGCTAAACCAGGTTTTAGATAACAGCTATCAAAAGTTTTTGCCGGGCAATGATAGTTACAACGCTTTAGGTGGTATAGAACAAGTGAAAGCCTTGAAGTTTTACGATTTAGCGATAAATCACGCACCACAAAGCGATAAGCTAGAAAGCGCCTTATTTTTCAAACAGATTTCCCAATACGCCAAAGGCTTAAGGCTTAAGATCTTAAGCGCTCCAAGCGGTAAGAAAGATTTAGCAAGGCTTAAAAAGTTAGAAAACACCATAAACCAAGAAAAAGAACGCCTAAAAGGTAAAGATTTAAACGCTTTAGAGCAAGAAATCCTAAAAGAGCAAGAAAACGCCCTAAAATTGAAAGAAAGCATTAAAGCCAAGCAAAACTATACAGAAACGCTAAAAAACGCTATAAATCAAAAAGAACAAGCAAAAAAACCTATAGAACAACAAAAGCAAAACCTAGAGAGCCAACGAAACGAGAAAGAACGAGAAAAACAAAACCAAGAACACGATAAACACAACAAAGAACAAGAAAGAAACAATATAAATAATGAAATTAACGCCATAGGTAACGAACGCCTAACCTTTAAGCAATTAGGAACGCCCTGGAATTTTTTAGGTATACAACCGTTTCTTAATAACAACGGGTGGGGAAGAACTTACGCAAGGGCGTTTTTTAGCGATAAGAACAAAAGCATAAGAGAATACTATGAGCTTGAAACCAGGATAAAAAACATTTTAGGATTTTACCGGATCGGAGAAAGCGACGAACGGGTCCTCCAGCGTTTTTTGCAATTAAGCTATCAACAGCAGAACGAACTCGCATGGTTACTTTTACAATAAAAATAACCCTTAAAATTAAGCGCTTTTTTTGCTTAAATACAGACAATAAAAGATTTAGGGAAAAGGCATGCAAAATACTGAAATTGATTTGAAAAACTTACCCAGCACGCCACTATACCCCCTTAAAAATCCCATTCTTACACCCGAACAATTAGAACAAAAAAGAAAAGATCTCATCGTGGATCTTAATCAAAAATCAAAAGAACTCACAGAATTAGGATTATTAGACAAGTTAGGTAATTTTTTAGGGTATCAAACCGACAACGCCAAAGAACGAGAAAAACAGCTAACCGACCTTAAAACGCAAGCTTTAGACAACAAGCTAGATTTTAAAGACTTGCCCAATGCGATCAAAGATGATTATTACAATAAAGCCGAAACGAGCCTTTTTAATCCGTTTAAAACCAAAAACGAGATCGCTAAAGAAGACTATCAAAAAGACTTACAAAGAAAATTGATCTTAAACAAAACGAGTAAAGAGATCACAGAGAGCGATAAGGAACTAATAAGCGATGATAGCGGTTTTTTTAATAATGCGCTTGATTTTATCACAGGTAAAAGCGAAGTTGAGAAGCTTAAGGAATACAAGGAAAAAGAAAAAGCCAAGGACATAACTAGAGAAATACAGAAAGCCTATTCAGCCTTTAGCAACATTGACAAGAACAAGGACTTTTTTAGTTTATTTACAAGCCCCGACAAAGAAGCCCAAGAAAAAGCTAAACAAGATTTTGAAACGATCGCAAAAAACCTCTATCATTTTGACAGCGTGATCTACAATGAAAAAAATGAACCTTTTGTAGTGAAAGGCGATAAGGTTTATAAGATTAACGAAGGCTTTATAGACAATTTCACGCAAAGCCTTTTGAATAATAAGTTTTCACTAGCTGGAAGTGTTGCCGGTGGTTTAACGGGAGCTAAATACGGGAAAAACGCCGGAGTTTTAGGATTAGTGGGAGGAGCGATCGCAGGATCAGCCTTAGGAGCTACTGCAGGAGCCGCTAGTGATGCGATTGTCACTAATTTAGCGCTTGATAGAGAAAATAAAGCCGATGAAATCATAAGGCATGCGTTAAGTGAGGGAGCTTTATCATTAGCGACCGATACGATCATGCTAGGAGCGTCCAAGGTGTTAAAACCGCTTGCTAAAACGCCGTTAAAATTAGCCGAGATGAGCATGCCTTTCCAATTCACTAAAAACTTTTTCACTGGAAACGCCAAGCGCGCCAGCGAGATCATAGAAACCACGCTATCTAAAGAACAGCAAGAAGCCTTAAAAGAATTTAGCGCGCAGTTTGGTGGTGAAACCAAGATTAACGCCAACAACGCTAACGACTTTTTAAGAGATAAGATTAAAAGCGTTTTTAAAGGCGATGAAACTAAGCTAAAAGCTTATGACAAAGTGAAAGAAATCCTAACGCTAGACAACAACAAAGAACAGCAACAGGCTTTTATAAGAGCGATACGAAGCGATGAAACCGGTAACACTTTAGCGTTTTTGATTGAAGCCGCTAACCTATCACCTAAAGCGAACGCTAATTTAAAATCCATTTTGAACCAAACGACCGAGAATTTAACCAAATCATTAAAGCAGTTTGACTTAAAAGATTATGAAATAAAAAGCGTTTTTGACCATTTAGAACAAGGCACCAAAGAAAGCTACGACAAAGCCTTAAACGAAATTATAGGAAAATTATACGATGATAGCTACAAGGTGAATTTACGAGAAAATATCCAAGATGCGACCAATTTTGAAAAGTTTTTAAACGATTTGAAAGCGCAAGGCGAGATCGATGGGCAAGCTAAAAGCTTTTTAAGGCAGATTGAAGAAAATGTTTATAACCCTAACGGCGTTACTTACGAGCAATTGAAGAACTCACGCCAGCTAATCAACGCTTATTTAAGGAATGTTAAAGATCCTTCTACTTTAGGCTATATCCAAAAAGCGAGCGCTAATTTTCTAAAAAACGATATAGACAACGGCATAGAAAGCTTACTCAAGCAAAATAAAAGCGCTTATGAAAAGATTAGCGAACTCCAAAAAAGCGCTATTAGCGACTATAGAGATATGAAGCAGGCTTTAGAATTAGTGGATAAGGCTAAAATACGAGACAAAAACACGCATGAAAACGCCGCCGTGAATAGCTTGATAAATATTATCAAAGCGCAAGGACAAAAGGATCTAAGCAACTATACAGCGCTAACTAAAGGCTTACAAGAAAGCGATAAGGAACGCCTAGAACTAACCATGCTAAATCGCTTAATGGAAGAAAGCCTAAAGCAAGATGAAAGCTTAAAAGTGTTTGACAGCGCGCATTTTTTCAATAAATTAAACGAGTTTAAAGATGAAGTTTTTACCACGCCCAAGGCTAAAGAATACATTGACATAGCGAGCGGGTTTCACAAGCTTTTTAAAAACGACGCTAAGATCGCAGAAAGCCTAAAGCCATCCACTACTAAGAACTTAAGCCAAGGTTTAGCAACCTCGTTAAGCGGCTCTAAAATACCAATGGGTTAAATTCACGCTAGGGACACTATATAGAAACGCGCCCGATCGCATTTTAGGAGTGAAGTTACCCAAAGCCTTGAACGAAGCCACCGCAGCGCAGGTTAAAATATCACATTAAAAGAGCGTTGGAAAGAAGCCACTCAATAAGCGATTTTAGCAAGCAACTAGAATTAAGCGCTAAAAATTCTAAATTCACTAACAACACGCTTAAAATCATTGAAGAGCTTAATAACGGAGTCAAACAAGCTAGCGAAGAACTCAAAGAAGCCATTAAACCGAGCAATTTAGTTAAAAGCATAAGAGAGCAAGATACGCGCCCTTTTGAAGTCATAGAAGACAAAGAAGCGTTTTTTAAAGATTTAAACAAAAATTTAGAAGCTAACGCTACATTATTGCCTAAAGGCATGAGCGTTGAAGAGTTTAAGCAAAGTTTAGAGAGCGTGGAAAACAAAGACAGGTTTTTAGAGCATTTAAAAACAAGAGATAACAGCGATGAAAGGTTAGCAGCACTTAATTTGATTGAACCAATTCTTAGAGAACCTCACATTGAAATTTTTACTAAAGATAACGCCATAGATAAAAAAGAATATATCAAAGCGTTTAAAGATGAAAACAAAGCACGCTTATATATGCTAATCACACAAGATAACGATAAGATTTTAAGAACTTTTATAACAGATACACCCGAGAGATATGTAAGAAATCATGTAAGAAATGCTGACATTATCCACTCTTTCATTCAGCCGAACAGAACCGCAAAGAGCGACAACGCATTAAGCGATGTAGTGGTCTATGAAAATAATCTTACACAAAAACCTCTAACGAGTCAAGAGGAATTACTCAAAACGCAAGAAAACGCATTAAAAACACAAGAAAACCCACCAAAAACCACGCAAACGCCTTTAAGCCCATTAGAACAAGCCAACGCCGAAAAGCTTGCCAAATTAGAAAGCGAGAAGCTAGAAAGCGAAAAAGAATTTTTAAGGCTAAAAGAGCAAGAACAAGCGCGTAAAGAAGCGTTAAAAAAGAAGTTAGAACACGAGCGAGGCAATGCAGGCAACATTGAAAGCGCCACTAAAATAGAAGTAGGAGAGGATATACCTACGATAAGCCAAGAACAAATACCTAAAAGCCGAGTTCGGCTAAACGAAAGAGAGATTTACGATCTTAACTATGCGATCGTGAAAGCTAAAGATTTAAAACCAAGCCTTACCACAGGCGGGACGCAAAAACGCACCGACATGAACGAAAAACAGATTAAAAGCATCGCGCAAAATTTTGATCCTAAAAAGATATTTGGGAGTGGAGGTTTTGAAGACTTGCCGATCATTCTACACGACGGGCAAGTGATCGCAGGAAACCACCGAATCCAAGGCATGCTAAATTTCACGCCTAAAAGCCGTTTTGCTTACGAAAGAGCGATCAAGGAATACTATCACATAGATTTAAAACCAGACGAGCTATTAGTGCGCTTGCCTTCTAAACGCCTAAATAACACCGAGATCAACAATTTAGCAGCTTCTAGCAATCAAGGCCGTTTTAATAGCGAGAGTGATCACGCTATAGCGGTTTTAAGCCATTACGAGCCTAAATTAAAAGAATTAGAAAAACAATTAAACGCTGATAGCGTTTATTCATTAAAAAACATGGTGGCTAAAAACCTTAATTTTGATAAGGCTACTCACCCTAATGTAACCGACAGCAACTTATCCCTTTTAATGTTTAACATGCCAAGGACTAAAACGCAAGGGATAGAACTATTAAACCGCTGGCAGAAAGAATTTACTAACGATATTAAAAGCTATGAAAAGGTTAAAAAAATGTTTGTAGATAATGCGGGCAGTTTTCACAATTTAATCCATGATATGAGCTTTCCTAACATAAGCCTAAACGCTTATTTAAGCGATATTATGGATCGCAGTTTTGCAAATTTAAAGAATTACCAAACCACAAGCGAGAGCCTGAAAGATTTGAGCGAAAAATTCTATAAAACGAACTCTTTAGAAATGTTTGAAAAGAGCGATCAAAGCGTAAGCGATATAAGCGAGATTTTAGGAGCAAGCGTGGCCAGGTTTGCGAGGTTTGATGATCCTTCTAAAGCGTTATTTGAAGCCTTAAAAAGCGATAACATTAAAAAAGGTTTGAAAGAATTTAAGATCGCAGATGTTACTAAAGACATGTTTGATCCTAATAGCAAGGAGTTTAAAGATATTGATATTTACGATTTCACGCGTTACCTTTTAATGGTGAATAGAGAGCCGAATGAAAATAATCCTACATTGAACCGCTTGATAGAAGCCGTTAAGGACATGCAAAAAGAAACACAAAAAAGGATAAAAGAAGCAAGCAAAAAGAATGCAGAAGCAGTTAAAAAACTTAATTTTGATGAAATAAAAAAACTTATTGATGAAAGCCCAAATAACGGGAAGGACATTATAGTGATAGGAGAGGATAATTTAACGCCCGAGATCGTTGAATACATTCACAAAAAACATGCTAAGGTAGGTATAGAGAGGCTAGATGAAGACGAGATAACGGCTTTCAATTTCACATATCCTAAAAATGCAAAAGCTATTATTGATTATCAAGGGATACAACATGCATTAAATAAGCATGGAATTAATTCACCTAGCGTTAAATTCAGCAAACAACCACCAATAACTTACAAAGATATAGCTAATTATAGAAATATTGTCAAAAATGCAGATGAAACAATTAAGCGCGGTAATAGAATAATAAGCTATAAGCAAGTTAATGGTCATTTTGTGGTAGTGGAACAAATCAATAGAAACAAAAGCGAATTTATATTTAAAACTATGTTTAAAGAGAAAGGAGATTATAAAAATGCACCAAATTATGAGAAAAATATTAAAGAAAATGATTAAAAAACCTCACCTTGACCATACACAAGCCCTTTCGTCTTATGTGTCAGGGTTTCTTGGCACACTTAACTTAAAGTGTTTTTAGTATAGGTTAGGGATATTTCTCTAACCTACTCATTGATGTTACAACAAAAAGATTTAACAAGTCAAGGAGTAAAAAGATGCAGTTATTTGAGAAATGGGAGAGCGTTACAGATGCTTATAAGAGTTTTTATAACGAAGCAGAGCATTTTGGCCTAGAAGTATCAATGATAGAAAGGATTTTGAAATGATAGAAGTTAGCGAAGTGATAGCAAAAGTTAGAGAACGATTGAACGACAACGAAGTGGGGGATTATGAAATTTTAGATAGCGTGATAGTGGAAAATATCAACCAAGCGCTTTTAAAAATTTGTTTAGAATTTAAACTAAACAAAACGATCACAAGAGCCTTATTAACTGAAGAAGAACGCTTTTTAACGCTAAATAACCTTTTAGGGATAGAGAGCGTCAAATTAGATAAGAAAGAAATAGAAGCCCGTAACACAATAGAAAAAGATACCGGGGAATGTGAATTATTGATTTTAAGCGATAAGATAAGTGTAACGCCGTTTAAGAGTGGAGAGCTTGAAGTTGTGTATTATACTTATGAAGAAGTTAGCGGCATTTTAGACCCCATCAAACTGCCTAAAATATGCCTTGATGCTTTAGTGTATAGCGTTTTATGCAGCCTTTTAGAAATCCCTAACAATGAAACCAATTTTAGCACTTTAGCGAATTATAAGCAATTACTAAAGCTTGCTAAAGACAACCTAACGAATTATTTAAGCCTGATGTATTCAAAGAATATTCATTTTAGTAAAGTAGTGAGAGTTTAAAGAGAGAAGACCACTTGATGGCTATATCCCATTTCATCAAGTGGCACAAAAAGGCGTTTTTAAATGCTAACAACATTTTTAACCTAGAAAAGAAACCGCTATTAGAAACGACAGAAAATCTAATAGCAAAAGAATATTGCCTAAAAGAAAAAATAAAAAATAGGGTTATAAACAGAAACTAAAATCCTAGTAATAACCCTTAAAATTTATTTTAGTTTTAGTTATAGTTTGATTATTATTAAGAAAGGATAAGAGCATGGGAATTAAAGAGAAAGAAATTGAGCTAGAAACTCTAAAGCGTGAAATCGTGCAAGCGGAGGCGAGTTTAGAGCAAGATTTCATTAAGCACATGGTAGATAAAACCAATGAGAAAGTGGAAGATTTGTTTTTTAGCGATAAGCCCGAGTTTTATAGATTTGTTTTTACCGAACAAAACAACTATTTAAGAGAAAAACTAACGGATAAAGTAAGCAAAGCGATGGATTTGAGCGATGAAATCCAAAGAGACAAGGACGCGCAAGAAATTGAAAAAGATAAGCAAGCGTTTTTAAACAAGCACCCTGAAGTTGATTTTAACGAGCTTTTAGAATTTTATGAAGAAGAGCTACCTAAACGCATTAAAACGCAGATTGACAAGTTAGAGGGAGTGGCTTTTTTTGAAGCGGTTTTAGACTATTTCAATGCGATCAACGCTAAAGAAGAAGAGCCTAAAAAAGAAAACCAAGAAGAAGAGCGCCCATTACCTAAAGAAGCGTTAGGCAATGGTGTGAGTGGTATAGGATACGCTAATAATGAAAACATCATGACAAGATACTAAGGAGTTTAAAATGTTAGAAAAGCTTAACAATATCAATTTTAACAACATTTCCAATAACCCGAATTTAGGCATAGAAGTCGGTAGAGAGATCCAAAACGCAAGCTGGATTAAGAGTCCGTTTTTTAGCATCACAGGCACAGGTGCAGATCGAGGAGTGAGGCTTTTTAGCGTGGCGAGTCAACAACCATTCCGCCCAAGGATTAAAGCGCAACTAACCGGGAGCGGTGTTAGCGGTAATACGGATTTTGAGGCGAATTATGACAATTTAGAGATTTTAAGCCAAACGATTTACCCGGATGCTTTTGGTAATTCCTTAAGGTCTAAAATCAAAGCTTACAGCGAATTAGAGCGCATTGATTTCATTAAGGAGAGCGTGGACAGCTTAACAACATGGATGAATGAAGAAAGAGATAAAAGAATCGTTGCGAGCTTGACTAACGATTTCACCAATTACCTCTATAACACTACGATGGATGTGGCAACCATTAGAAAAGCGATTTTTCACGCGCGAAACGGCTTGAAAGGTGATAATAGCAAGGCGTTTCCTATTAAACCCATTAGAGCAACCATGCAAAGCGTGGGCAATGTGGTGGTGCAAAACACAAGTTACATTATCCTTTTAGATAGCTACCAAGCTAATCAACTAAAAGCTGACAGCGAGTTTAAAGAATTAAGAAAGCTTTACGCGTTCGCTGGCGAAGATAAAGGCATGCTATATAGCGGGCTTTTAGGCGTGATTGACAATTGCCCGGTAATTGATGCCGGCGTGTGGAATAAGCTTAATGTTGGCATGCCTAATTCAAGTATTAGCGATAGCGATTTTTCGCGCTATCTCAATAAGGCTAATGTAAATAATATCGTAACGCCTATGCAGTTGAAAAAAAAGCTAGACAACCAAGAAAAATTAAAAAATAAAGAAATCTCGATCGGTTGTTTGATCGGCGCTAGCGCGGTGTTATTAGCAGGTTCTAAAGAAACCAGGTTTTACATTGATGAAACCGTGGATGCAGGCAGGAAGTCTTTAGTTGGCGTGGATTGTCTTTTAGGAGTCTCAAAAGCTAGGTATCAAAGCACGGACGGCGTAGTAACGCCTTATGATAATCAAGATTATGCCGTGATCGGTTTAGTCTCTAACATGGAATAAGAAAGGATGAAAGAATGAAACAAAGAGTAAAAACGGTTAGTTATCTTGCAAAGGCGGAGTTTGAATTTAAAGCCGGCGTTTATGATTTAGTGGCTTTACCAGCTGGTGCAGAAGTAGTTAAGGTGAGTTTAGAAGTGGTAGGTAATCTACCTGCTGACCTTGTCGGAAATTTTGGTATTGGCTTTAGAGATGAAGACAAAAAAGACTTTTTTTTGACTTTATCCAGTATCAGTAACGGATTGTGCATCACGAACACCAAAGACTACACGGCTGTAAGTAATAGGGTGATCGTTGCAGAAGTCAAAGGAGAAAAACTTATCTCCTCCGGAGAAAATAATATTAAAGGCGTGGTAAGAGTGCTTTATTTCTTGCCTAGTGAAACGGAAGTAGAATATTAAAGTATCATTAAAAACCAAGGATTGAGGATGTTTTTTGAAAACCCGTTAAACACGCCGAACTACTTTAAACCACAAAACGCTAAAAGCACGCAAGAATTAGTGAGCGGACCGAAAAATTTCGGTTTGTTGAATTATTCTAAAACGAGTTATAGCGATTTTTTGAACGATTATAAGCCAACGCCTAAAGTTTCTAAATTTTCTAACTTCATGGAGAATGTAGGAGGTTATGGAGGTTTAGGAATGTTAGGAGGAGTGATCGGAGGTTTAGGGAGCTTGATCGTAGGAGCCATTAACTACAGCGAGCAAAACAAGAACGCTAAAGAAAGCATGAGAATGGCAAGAGAGCAGTTTGAATTAGAAAAACAACGCTATAACGCGCGAGAACAAGAACGCTTACAAAATAGAGAAGCGATTGACAATATCGCTAAAGCGAACGCTGACATCATGAAAAGATTTTGAAAGCGTGATAACCCTTAAAATAAAGCCTTGATTTTGCTAATCTTATTAAAAAGAATAAGGCAACTTTCATGGACTTTACCACACTACAAAACGATTTTTCTAACGACTATCAAAAGGCTTTAACCGCTAACGCTGAATTTTTAGAAGCCAAGAAATACTACAACGGCAACCAACTCCCGCAAGATGTTTTAAACATTATTTTAGAGCGAGGTCAAACGCCAATAGTGGAAAACATGTTTAAAGTGATTGTGAACAAGATTTTACGCTACAAGATAGAAAGCATTAGCGAAATACGATTAAGCCCTAAACAAGAAGAAGACAGAGCCTTAAGCGATTTATTAAATAGTCTTTTACAAGTTTTTATCCAACAAGAAAACTATGATAAGTCCATGATAGAAAGGGACAAGAACCTTTTAATCGGTGGTTTAGGTGTTATTCAATTATGGGTAAGCCAAGATAAGGATAAAAATGTAGAAATTGAAATTAAAGCGATAAAACCTGAAAGTTTTGTAATTGATTATTTTTCTACCGATAAAAACGCTTTAGATGCAAGGCGTTTTCATAAGATGCTAGAAGTGAGCGAGCAAGAAGCTTTATTATTGTTTGGTGATGGCGTGATAGTGAATTATTCTTATATGAATCACGAAAGGATAGCGAGCGTTATTGAAAGCTGGTATAAAGAATACAATGAAGAAACTCAAGGCTATGAATGGAATAGGTATTTATGGAATAAGAACGCTGGGATTTATAAAAGCGAGAAAAAGCCTTTTAAAAATGGTGCATGCCCTTTTATCGTGTCTAAGCTATACACGGACGAACTGAATAATTATTACGGCTTATTTAGAGATATTAAGCCCATGCAAGATTTCATTAACTACGCCGAAAACCGCATGGGCAATATGATGGGAAGTTTTAAAGCGATGTTTGAGGAGGACGCTGTGGTTGATGTAGCGGAATTTGTAGAAACCATGAGCTTAGACAATGCGATCGCAAAAGTGAGGCCGAACGCTTTAAAAGATCATAAAATCCAATTTATGAATAATCAAGCGGATTTAAGCGCTTTAAGCCAGAAAGCCGAGCAAAAACGCCAATTATTAAGATTATTAGCAGGACTAAACGATGAAAGCTTAGGAATGGCGGTTAATAGGCAGAGTGGGGTAGCGATCGCACAAAGGAAAGAAAGCGGTTTGATGGGCTTACAAACCTTTTTAAAGGCTACTGATGATATGGATCGGCTGGTTTTTAGATTAGCAGTTAGCTTTATTTGTGAGTATTTCACTAAAGAACAGGTTTTTAAAATCGTTGATAGGAAGTTAGGAGATAGGTATTTTAAAATAAATTCTAATGATGATAACAAAATAAGACCTCTTAAATTTGATTTGATCTTGAAATCGCAATTAAAGACGGAGAGTCGAGATGAAAAGTGGTATAACTGGAACGAACTTTTAAAGATTTTAGCGCCAATAAGACCGGATCTAGTGCCAAGCCTTGTGCCACTGATGCTAAACGACATGGATAGTCCAATAACTAACGATGTTTTAGAAGCGATACAAAACGCTAACGCTATACAACAACAAAACCAAGAAGCGAACGCCCCTTATAACCAACAAATCCAAGCCTTACAAATCCAAAAATTACAGGCTGAGATCATGGAATTACAAGCTAAAGCGCACAAATACGCCGAACAAGGGGCGCTATCTCAAACCACGAACGAAAGCGAAAAGATTAACCAAGCCGTAGCGATTAGCGAAATGCAACAACAAAACGATAACAACGCCAACAACGCTAATAACCAAGAAACGGGCACTAAAGCGAAAAAGAAATTAAAAACGAGCGATAAAACAACATGGCGTAAATACCCGAGCGCGCAGAATTTGGATTATTGAAAATGAAGTTTTTAGAAATGTTAGCGATTAGCGTTTTGATTTTCATTTTAGGGATTAGCTTTATTTTAGCGGTTTGTTTTTCTGTGGGAGCGTTATGCTATGGATAAGCAACGAGCTTTAAAAGAATTAGCGGTTAGAGAATTAGCGATTAGAGAATTAGCAAGGCGTGATTTTTACCAATTTGTGCGCTTGAAGTGGGAAAGATATGAGAATAAGCCTTTTTTAGACAACTGGCACATTAAATATTTATGTAGAGTGTTAGAGTGCACGCAACCTAACACATGCCAAAGCGATGAACTAATAAGGCGTTTGATTTTGAACATGCCTCCAAGCTATGGGAAAACCGAAATTATCGCAAGATGCTTCATAGCATGGAGTTTGGGCAAAGATAGGACTAAAAAAATCTTTTATATTTCTTATAGCGACGAGTTATGCAGAAAGATCGCTAACCAGGTGAGAGATTTAATGAGTAGTTCTTTTTATAAAGCTATCTTTTTTAATGAGCCTTTAGAGTTTTTGCAAAACAACGCAAGGGAGTTTATTTTACGAGAGGGTGGCGGCTTATTTGTAACCACGCTAAAAAGCGCGCTTACAGGTTTTCATGCTAATCAGATACTCATTGATGATCCTATTAAAGTGAGCGGGATGAATTCTAAAAAAGAAGTAAGCCTCGTTAATTACAACTTCAAAGAAAGCGTTATATCACGATTGCAAAATACGGAATCTAATATAACTATTCTTATGCAACGATTAGGGACGAATGATTTGTGCGGGTTTTTGCAAAGCGAACGGGAGTTTGATGAAAAAACAATTAGAAAATGGAAAATCATACAGCTTAAAGCCTTGAACAAAGACCAAGAATTTTACAAAATAAAGGATTTTGAACACACAAGAAAGAAAGATACGCCGTTATTTGAAGCAAAGCACAATAAGGAGCAATTAGAAGCCTTAAGGCTACAAATGGGTAACGATGAATTTAGCGCGCAATACCAACAAGATCCAGTCGTTAGCAGTGGTGGGTATTTTGAACCGCAGTATTTTAGTAGAGTTTTCACGCATGAATTAGGGGAGATGAATACTTATATATTTGTAGATAATGCTTTAAGCTTGAGCCAGAACGCAGATAATAGGGCTATTGTTGTCGTGGGCGTTGAAAACTATAAAGAGAGCGTTAGGTATATCGTTTTAGATTGTTTTTTTGGGATATGGAGCGAAGAAGAAACCATTAAACACATTCTAGCGGCTAAAGAAAAATACAAGGACGCAAAAACCTTTATAGAAAGCGATGGCGGAGGTTTAATTTTGTATCGTTTGTTATTAGTCGCTTTAGCAAGACACAACGAGCAAAACAAGCAAAACAATAAGGGATTACTGAGCGATGAGATTATTTGCTACACACCAAGCCGAAAAATCTCCAAAGTTGATAAAATCAAAGCGATAAGGCCTTTTTACAATACCGGGTTTTTAGTGTTTAGCCATTCTAGCAACAACACCGGACAGATAGAAAAGGAGCTTTTTAGCTTTAACCCTGATAAGCCCTTTAAAAAAGATGATTGCATAGACGCATTAGCGAGCGCGATAATGCACGAGAGCGTGAAAGCGCCCATAAAACGAGAGGTTAAAGAAACTCATAACGCCAGATTTCACGCTAAACCGACATGGAGGATATAACCCTTTAAAAAAAAGCTTGATTAGTGTTTAATAAAACAAAAAGAAAGGTTTTAAATGAAAAATACAAATTGCATTAAACATTTTAAAAATATTAAAAACATTAAAAAAAAGCGTTTAGCGGTTAAAAAGGCTAATAAGGAAGCGTTAGAGCGTTTAAAGAATAAAGGTTATAGGGATTTTATCGCTAAAGTCAAAAGCAAAAAAAAAGGCGATGATGAAATTTTAGAAAATTTAGAATTGAGTTATCTTAACGCTGGGGTTTAAGGATTAGTGCATGTGGAGTGATAAGATTATTAAAATAACGCCGGCATTATTGTTTTTGTTTTGTTTGTTAGAAATTTTTGAACTGGGTTTAATCATTAGCAACATGAACAAATCCGAAAAATTAGAAGCGGGATTAACGCAAAGTTTGGAATCGTTAGAAAAGGCCACTAATTTGTTGGGCGAGAATGGCATGGGTTCAGAACATTGCAAGAAAGAAAGATAATGCAGCAGCATTTAATCATTTTAGGATATGAAACTTCAAAAATCGTCCCGTATATTTTGGTGATGATGATCGGTTTGTTTGTGGGGTTTTTGTATGTTTTAAGGGCTATAAGAAATGAAGATTTTAAAAACAAAACCGAAAAAGTGTTCTATATCATTCAAGGCGTTGGATCGAGCATGCTTATTACCTGGATTAGTTACGAAATCGAGAATTATTTTTTTAATTTACCGACTAGTTTGTGCGTAGCGATTAGTGGAGGCGTTGGGTATTTAGGAGCGGAGAGGGTGAGCACTTTAGCGTTAGATATCTTGAAAAAAAGGATATGAAAAATGGATTTGACAAATTTAGAAGACGCTTTAAATAATGGCAATTTCAAAGAGCAGGTTTATTCTGGTTTAGATGGTGTTTATCGAATCTCTAAAGTTTTAAACCAGTTAGATCTATTAAAAAACTTTAGCGAACACGATTTAGAAATAGTAGGGGGAAATGGTTGGGTGTTTCATGAGCATTCTCAAGCGATCGTTTATGAAATTTTAAAATGAAGCTTTTATTTTTAGCGTGCGTTTTTGGTGTTAGCTTTAGCGCTTGCGCTAAAAAGGTGATTTATAGAGATGTAAAAGTGCCAATTAAATGCGACATTGAAATACCTACACGACCGAGCGAGCATTTAGAAGCGTTAGAATATTTGCGAGCGTTATTGATTTATACCGAAACGCTAGAAAACGATTTGAAGTTTTGCGCAAAAAATAATAACCCTTTAAAATAGCGCTTGATTGTGGCTAAATACCAAGAAACTAAAGGGAGTTAATGTATTTAGTGTTATTAGAAAGAAAACACGATTTAAGATCGATAGTAAGGAAAGACAAGAAAGAAAGCGGCATGTTAGGAACCTTTAGAGTGTTTGAAAGCACGCACGATCAAGGCATAAGCGATAAAAAGATAATCAAACACTACGAAAAAGAAGAAGCCTTATTCAGTTGCTTTTCATTAGAAAACAGCGGGAAGCCAACGGATACGCCGAATTTAGATAAGCCGATAATAGCGAGGGATTATGAATTAGAGTGGAGCGACACAAGTTGCACGGTGCCTAAAGAATACCAAAATAAAAAATGCAATAACTTACGCCATGAAGTGTTGCAGCTAGTAGATCCCAATAACAAGGATTTCAAAAACCGAAAGATTTTAATCCATGTAGGAAACAGCGCGCATGATACTTTAGGGTGTGTTTTGTTAGGGATGCAACACGATGAAGAGATGATTTATAAAAGCAACGAAGCGGTAAAAAAGTTTTTTGATTTAGTGAAAGACAAAGGCGTTAATAATTTTTTGTTTAAGGTGATTGATAAGGCTTAAAGAATGGATACAACACGATTTATAAGAAACTTTGTTTTATTTAAAGAAGCCTTACAAAAGCAAAATTTCAATAATAAAGACTTAAACACCACGAGCATGCAAGCAGCCTTACAGAGCGAGCAACTAGCTTTAAGCGAAGAAGCGCAAGGCGGACAGAGCGAGCAGGTTAGAGCTAAAATGCAGATTGATTTTTTAGGGATGCAGGCGAATTTACAAAACGCCAAAGCCGAAACCTTAAACAAGCTAATCCAGTGCCAAGCGATGCTAAAAAGCCTAAAAGACAACGCCATGATAAACCGAGCGAACGCATTAGTAAGCTTATTGCAAGTGCAAGCGAACGCAGCTAATGGGATCACAGCCTCAAATTTTGAAGTAGCGTTTAAAATCATCGCCCAGATCGGATCTGAATATAATGAAATTTCCTTAAACAGCGGGAGAATTAGCGTGCAAGAAAAAGAACAAACGAACGAATTGAAAACGATACTCAATAATTTAAGTAAGGAATTAGAAAAACTAAACGATCAAAGCGAAGTTAATTCTATACAGGTTTTAGCGATAGATTAGAAGTTTTGAAAGACGCGCCAGCAAGGTTGTGGGGGTTTAGCACTTTGTCTAATGCTGAAGAAGGCTTTTATAATGAAGCTAACGAACAAATAGCGAGCGGAAGCGTGTGCCTGTTTAGAAGCGATAAAGTAGGAAAGTATATAATAACCTTTAAAGCGATTAAGGGTAATATAACCTTAAGTAAAAACATCACTATAAGCGTGATAGCAAATAAATTAAAAGAAAGGACAAGTTAATGGCTTATTTTGAAAGCATTACAGCAGGTAGAAGCGGTTTAGATAGTTTTAATCAAGCGTTGAATAACCAACGATACGCTAACTTAGTGTTAAATGAAAGCATGGGCAATTTTGCGAATACGATCGCTAATGCAGGAAGCCTTTTTGATAACGCTAAAATCAGAGAAGAAGCCTTGAAGTATCAAAGAATGCGAGATTTAGCGAATGATAAGAAGCAAGCCGAAGCGTTTGACTTGCAAAAAAGACAAGCCGAACAAAACATGGATTTTTCTAAAAGACAACAGATCATGAGTGAAGAGAGCCACAAACAAAACAAAGCGCTAAACGATCACAGAGCGAAAGCCATGAAGCTTGAAAACGCGCTAAACCAACAGCAACAAGAGTGGCTAATGAAAGTAACACCAAGCGCTAAAGCGAGCGTGTCAGTGGGTAATCGCGCTAAAAAGCCAACAACACAAAACACGATAAGCGCACAAAATACGATAAGCGCACAAAATACGCCAATAGCAAAGCCCAAGGCAGCGATCATAGAAGAAGTTAAAAGTTATATTAACTCTAATCCTTTTTTTAGATATTAATGTTTTATGGGGTGATTTTTAGGGTTTTTAGGGGGGGTCTGCCTTATATTGTTATTGTTATTTTGTTAGTTTTGAATAATAATCTAAAAGTTAAATTAGCGCTAGCGGATGAAAGACTAGAAATTAACGAAGCGAAACTGATCAAACAAAACGAAGCGATTGAAGCGCTAGAATTAGAAAGCCAACAATACAAGACTAACAAGCTTTTAGAAGTGATAAAAATTAAAGACAAATACCACAAAATCATTATTAAAGACAACACATGCGAAGCGAAGTTACAAGGCTATGAAGCACTGATAAACGCATTTAGAAAAAAATAACCTTTGAAATAGTTTTTTTGTTAAAATTTGTTTGTCAAAATAGCAAGGAGAGACAGAAAACGAGATCGCTTACAATTTGAAGTGCAAGGAATTGATCAAAGAAGGCAAGCTAGAAGATGAAGCGTTTAAAAAATACATTTTTAAGGTAATTTGAGAAAAAGGACAAAGCCATGAACGAAAAAACAGAAAGTGAAATTTTTGAAGAGCAATTAAACAGCCTCTACAAACCGATCAAACAAAACGCACCAGAAAGCGAGAATAAGAATAATCAAGCTTTAGAAAATGAGCCTATTAGTAAAGCTTTAGAAAATGAGCCTATTAGTAAAGCTTTAGAAAATGAGCCGTCTTACATTTCAACCGGTATCGCTTATTTGGACGATAAGATCAAAAATAGAAGCATTACAGCGTTTGATTATTATATGGCTAAAAAGTTTTTAGGTCTTGATCTGAATGTGAATCTAAACGGAAACTTAAACATTAAAAGCGAGAATAAGACAAGGTTAGCGAGCATTAACAAAGCTACGCAGGATATTTTTGATGATATTAAGGCTTTAGATTTAGGAGATGATTTGATCAAAAAAGCTCAAGAACATAGCGGCATTATTAACCAGGTTAAGCTATGGATCAACCATAAGACAGGAGGATTAAAGGGCGTTGATTACGATTTAGCAAAAACCGATAATGCTAGATTAAGTTATGCTAATAGAGTCGCAAAGACCATGGCCCAAGGCGGACAGGTAACGCAGAAATTAAGAGATGAAGCCAAAGAGATGACAAGATGGGGATTTAGAAGCAAGGAAGAAAACACAGCAAGAGCCACACAAACGCAAGAAATATTACTTAATTCTTTAAGAAAAAATTTACAAATGTTGGAGAGCTTAGGCGGTAGTGTAAGCCCGCTAATGTTAGCAAAGATTAAAGAACACCAAGGCAAAACAGATTACATTAACGAAACCGGCGGAAAAATTGATCTCAAAAAATACCAAAGCTTATCGGAAGGCTTGTAATGGAAGAAAAAAAAGAAAACGAGAATAAAAAAGTAAATAAAGCTTATTCAAACAATTTTAAGCTTAGGGTGAAAAGATATTATGAAAGAAGTTTAGAATCTAAACAAAAGATCGCCTCAAAATTTGGCATTAGTAACAGGACCTTAGCGTTATGGGCGATGGATGGAGAGTGGGAGAATAAGGTTATATTAAAAGAAATAAGGGCGATGTATGAGACGCATGGCTTGAGCCTTAACGCATTAAGTAAAAAGTATAGCGTGAGCGTTAGTTTAATAAGAAAATTTAAAATACGCGACAAATGGGAAAAGAAAAAGATTATTAACGAAGCCGCCGGAGTTTTAGAAGACAAGCTGACAACGGATAAAATGGGGCTATTTTTAGACACTAAAAAAGAAGAAGTTAAAGAAGTATTAAAACAAAGTTTAGAAAACTTAAACCTTGATCCCGTGGCAGTGGAAGCGATAGCTGAAACAAGTAGCGACGAATTGATTTTGAGAGCAATGAACACCGCTTATATTAAAAAACAGATCTTATTTTGCGCTATTGTGGCAAGAGGTGAGCTGATTAAGATGATAAAAAAAGCAGGCGGTAAAGTAAAAGACAATATCAATATTATCATGGCGGCTGAAAAAGTTTCTAAACTTTTTATTGATGCGGGCGTTAGCTTGTTTGGAAAAGAGCAGATCCAAGCGATAGAATATAAAGAGAATAACGATTATAGGCAAATGAATATAACCGAACTTATAGCATTAGCGAACGCCGATGATAATGCAGATTAGATCGCTTTAGTGTTTTATGCTTTTCCTTGTTTAAAACGCTTTTTAAACGCGCTTATAGCAAGGTTTTAAGCGCTACGATTGTTTAACGCGCCCTCCCCCTTTTTTTAAAAAGGAAAATTTTTAAAACTTTTTATTTTTGTATTATAGAGTCTAATTTGCTTTATTTAGAGCATCATTTAAAAAAGAAATTTTCAGGTTTTGTTTTTTCTCTAGCTTGTTGATTGTCTAACAATAGCAGGATATTTTTCATTTTTTATAAAAAATTTTAGCGGTAGTGTTCTCTTTTTGCTATCTAAACCGATATTAACTAATACTACAATGGCGTTATTTGTGTAATTTTAGTAGTGTATTGTTTTTTTAAAGGTGCTTGACAATTTGAAAAGAAAAGATTATTATTTGGGCAGTTTTTTAAAAATTCGTTGTAATTGTGCCACAAACAAAGATTAAAGCGGACTTAATAGTAACGCTATTTAGGTGTTTTGTTAAGGGTTTTGTATTTGTTATAGATTATCTTTATATATTCAAAAAAAAACAAAAACAATAACCCCGATAAAGATACTAAATTAAAAAAAAGCTTACTATAAGGCCCATCAATATGGAAAGGGTTTTGAAAAAACAGGGATTTTTTTTAAACCAAAAAACCCAAGCCCACTACTCATGTATTTGTCA